GCAGCCGGAACCTTTTCACCCTCCCAGTTAGCAACAACACTGATTTGGGAATTCAATTTTTGTTATTTTCCCAGTTATGATTGCTTTTGAAATGAGAAATGGTCAAATTGTTCGTGTGATCGTGCGGGATGTTAAACCACTAGCAGACAATCTGTCCGTCACTTTTTTTGTAACTCATGAGTTGATGCAATAAGTGGTGGAACATTTTCTAATTTATCTAAATCTAGATTCTGAAATATCTCCAAAGTCTTCGGAAGGATAGGCTTGTTGAACATTTTTGCATGACATCTACAAAATCTTTATCGAATTTCTCATTTTTGACTAGCAAGGTAAACAACTCTTCGTATTTTTCTTTAGCCTCATAAAGATATATAAGATTGTACATTGCATTTGCGTTGCTATGCTCAAGTGCCATCAGATGGTACTTCTCAGCGCTAGGGTAGTCGTTTTTTACATTTTCATAATACACATCAGTCATATTGACAAATTCTTAATCATTGTGGTTTTTAACAAAAATTGAATTATTCTCCAGATTGGAGAGATGGAAGTCTCACTGGAAGTTTGTGGGGGGTGGCTATCAGATGATTGTAAACATATTATTAATGTTTCGGCTTTCAAGGAATGGGTATTGGGAAATACCAAACGTACGGACAAAACCAATTGGGATGAGTATGTGGGCGAAGCAAATGCGAGTCTGATTAACGATGCTGTCAGAGTTATTTTACCCGAAAATAATCCCGACCTAGTGAATGAAGCAAAGTTGGACTTTGATGAATTTACCGGGGAGGGGGATCTCCATGTAGGTTGGCTGCGTGGTGACGATACGTTTGCTGAAAATAGCATCATCGTCTTAATTGGTGATTTGTGGCTCCATTACAAGGATGGACAATTGGGCGTATTGCTTCATATGCGCAATTATAATGTTTATGACATTTACCTATTGGAAGACGGCGAAGTGCGATGGAACTTGTACTTTGACATGCGTCACTCTAATGTGTTAAACCACACTAGGTGGTGTGAGAAGGTAGACGAATTTAGCGATAATGTGTTGAGCTTCTTACAAGGGTGAATGTTTTTTAATGAATATAAGTTATGGAAGGTAAATTTGCCTAATATAAAACTTATAAAGATCGACTTGTTGATTATAAGGGCGCTCATAATCTAATACAACAACTAGTCAAGCCCTAAAAAGAAAACCTTTTGGGAAGGGGTACTTATTTTTTACGGCTATATTATAATGGATCCTATAGGATTGATAATAGCTGTAGTTGTATTATTGATTACTACTATAGTGGGTGTGGTGGGATCATTAATAAATAAACCAAAAAATGGAGGGCGAGCCCTTCCTATATTTGAGATTAAGTACCCTTTCCGAGAGCATGTTGATATAGATTATTCAGGATTGGACATCAGCAAAAATTTGACTATGAATTACTATTATTACTATTTGGTAAAATTAAACACTGATCAGCCCCTTACTATGAAAGATATTCTAATATTAGATAATGAGTCTTTGGGAGATTATGAAAAAATCAACCTTGATTCGGTCATTCACCATTCCGGCGGGGTTATACTGAACTTGTGGGTAGCTGACGATTTGGATAAGCTCCGCATCCGTTTTAGTAAACCCGTTAGAGTTGGAAAGGTATTCATTAGCGAGCAAATAGTCAAACAACATGATAGTTACATGCTTACTTGGGCAGATAACCCTATTCAAGAATTGGATGAACTGTTTCAAGCCCAAGCCCAAGATTTTAAGTCTATTCCAAATAGTACATCTCCGCCGATCTTTAATCAGATAACTGCTGAGAAAATCGACTATACGAAATACTTAGTAGATCAAGATTTGATACCCGCGGACACAACCCAAATCATGACTAAAGGGGAAGTTGGGGATGTCAGAAAGTATCCGTATTCATCTATGCATAAATGCGTTTTTATTAATAAACCCGCGCCTGCCAAATGTCGTGATTTGGGTATATACATATCCCAGAAATACAATAGCAAAATTGCTTTCAGAGAGTTTAAATGCCATGTTATAAATGGTCGAGTTTTGACGTCCATTAAATATGATAAATATCGCAAAGGTAAAAAAAAGTCGTGGTAATAAATGTATAAAGGGGAAAGATTTATCCAAAGAAATTAGGCAGCTTTGTCATCGGGCTTGGAAGGCTATGAATAGATTAGTTCATATTAAGCTTGCTCGGCTCAGGCATGAACGAGAGCTCCTGGAAGCTGGCGGAGTTGATCCTAATGATTATATGTTAGATGTATGTTCGGTACATTTCCGTACCAAGTACTTTTCGGGAATTGCCGACTCAGATGCAATGTCTATTGTAAAACTTAGCGATAGTGAGTATGAAGAACAATTTGCGGATAGGTTATCTGAAACACCTACTTATGTGTACTATATGCGGATTGACGTCGGACCCGCAGATGGTAAAAATTACAACCGTACCTATATTAACGAAATAGAGCCTTTTGCGTCGGGTAAAGGTTATATAGGTGTGATGAAAAAATGCCTGGTCGAACCGTTAACCACATCTACAAGTAGTATATTGCATGAAGTAATCAAAAGCCGGCTAGATGATGGAGATATCAAGTTCAAAAAGGTTTCTTAGTTTAAATGTAAATCCGCATATAACTATTTACACATTGTAAAGTGGTTATAAACAGAACATGTTGACTACTGGAGCCACGGCGGCTTTTGACCACCTAGTTGTGTTGAAATACGCTGTAGATAATAGTTGTGAATTTAATCAGGACAATAGCTTTAACATCGCTATAGAAAATACTGGGCCCTTTGTGGGATTTTTATAAAAAAGCATTATATGCTTTTAAACCCCCGAGCCCTCCTATTCAGGAGGGTGTTCCCGGGCTCCCCTGTCCAGAGTGTGTTCCCGAGCCCCCCTGTCCAGAGGGTGTTTTCGAGCCCCCCTGTCCAGTGGATCCCTCGAACTTTCTCCCCGAGGTTACGCGCGCCTGATTTCTCTTGAAAGTTATTACAAGAACTATGAGTTCGAACAGCCCAAAGCCTGTTGAAAGTATAACAGGATCCAGGGATGAACAACCCACCAGGTGCCAGAAGTGGTACTGACCGCCAAATACTATTAGCGGTCCAATACCAAATATTCTCCACTTCATGTACCATGCTTTGGAGATGGTTATGTGTAACAACGCCACAGTGGCGGTGAAGGTGGTCATATCGACCATGATCGTCCACACATGGTCGACGACGGTCAATGACAAATTAATGTTGTCCTCCAAGGACAACACGACAATTGTTGTCGATGCCTTTAGCATCAGGATGTTCAACAGATAGGACAAAGTAGACAACGAAACCGTCATCTATGTTTGCTAGGTAATTAACCGAAGTGAAAAATCAATTTTTGTTATTTTGCTTCGCATCACCAGTGAAAGTTCTTTTCAGATACTCCAGCTTTTTAGTCATCAATGAAGGTAACATTAGATGGAAGCTTGAAAGGTCTTCCATCTGTATTTACATACAGTCGATGAGTTATAATACAATGAACCAGGTTTGTATTTGATGGAAGGACTGACATGAGTATGCTCGTGGTGCTGATTTTTTCCACAGATATTTCGTTCATATCAGCAATTTCATTGATCACTCTGAATATCAGTTCTATCGCAATGGTCTTGGAAGGGTGGTCGTACAATATATCCAGAGCATTTATAGTAATGTCCAAATCAACTTTATACCGACCATCAGAATCAAGGGTACCGAAAGTTTTCAAGATCACGGTTTGATCTCTGTATGAAAAAGTTCTAGTGTGGGGATTCATTGTTACTTCGCGTAAAAAATTCATTTTTTGTCATTACTAATATATACCTATTGCAAATTAGTGGATCCAAAAAAATAAGCTCCGCCGATTAAATTTATAAAGTATTTTTTACTTTTTGGTATATGGGTTTAACAGATGCTGAACGTTATGCTGTTCGAAAAGTGGTATTAGGGGATTGTTTTTACCTAAGCTCAACCTACATGCCCAAGTATTCTCAAATTTATTTGCATAATGGTACTATTGATAAAGCAATTTCTTGTCAGAACTATTGGGGATGGAATTGGGGATTGGGATATTTCTGGACATATGAACCAACTATTTATTTATATATCGATGACTCCATTGACAGTTTCTTGACAGCTAACTATATTGAGAATCTCGTTGAAGATTACATGGCAAATAATCCGGGAGTGGTCTTGAACTTGATAAGATATTAAAAATGAAATGTCTGAATGTTAAAAACTTTCAGGGAAATCTATAACAATTCCAGAAAAGTTATATAAGACTTTCCGCGAAGCGACGATGGAATTACGTGGTATATCTTCTAAATATAATAAGGAAGTTCGGAAACTTTATATATTGTCCAATGAGACTATGAGAGTTTCCAGAACTCTGACTGATAAAGTATTATCTAGTGACTTAGCTGATCCGGCCAAATTCTATTCCCAGCCGGGACGATACATGCTTCTGTTATTCAAATCCGAAAACTTAATTGGAATGGTCGGAATAAGGGAAGCGTCGGACGGCGAAGATGGCTTCTCCGATATGGCTGAAGTACAAAGGTTATTGATCCATCCGGAATGTCGGCGGCAGCATCTAGGGCATGAGATTATGCAACGAGTACATAAAAAAGTACCAGAGCTGGGGTACTCAAACTATACATTATCTACAATCAGTACCAATGAAGTAGCTATTATGTTTTACAACTCTCTGGATTTTATGAAGTTCTCTCATACAACTGATCATTATAGTCAACGAGATGGATTACCATATCAAATGGTTCACTTTGTTGGTGAATCAAACGGGAATATATGATAAGATTAAACATAAAGTTCAGGACTTACATTAGAAAACTGCTCTAGAGCTAGTCAAGAACTATGACACCATTTTGTTGGGAAACTTAAGTACCAAACGTGTCATTGGAAAATTAGCTAAGCCTGTTAGAGCACCTGCCCAGTCTGTCAGCCACTTCTTATTCAGGCAAAGATTGATCAGCAAAACTGAAGAATATGGGGCCGAAGTGGTGATAGTTAACGAAGCGTGGACATCAAAGACCTGTGGGGGTTGTTTTCGCCGACACCATGAATTAGGCTCCTCTAAAGTATTTGACTGTCCGTTTAAGTGGGATCGCGATTTGAACGGAGCTAGGAATATTATGTTGAAACATTTTAACTTATTAGAGTAATTCTAATAAAGGGAGTGCTAGTCTCCCACCCATTATAAAAAATAATGGAGAAGGAAAAAGAGTATCAATTCATAGAGTCAATGGTAGGAGTTTCTGAAAGAATGAGTCTTCTTATTTGATTAGAAAGAGTCCTTATTGCCTCTAACTTATCTATAGGCCTTATGATAAGTTTTGATAACGTTTTCACTAGCGGAGAGTCGAAATACGAGATTTGCCAAGTGTCCTAGCTTTCATGATAGACAAACAGCCCGGTCGACACTACCTAGATGTAAAACTTAATATAGTAGAAACGCCTCACCATGAAGATTCACCCGAACATGAAGATTGTCCGATAGCCAGATTGTATTTTCATACAAAAGAAGATTATGAAAAAGCTAATGATACTAGTTGGGGTATATTCCATATAAGTATACAAGTTCGCAATAAACGCCGGCGTTATCATTATGTCTCGCACAGATTGGCTTCGCCGGTCATGGAGGGGATTTTCTACACAGAATATAGAAATGTTTTTGATATATCCCACACAACTATTTCCCTTTGATAAATCAGAGATTTCAGACGGGTATCTTGTGGAAGATCCGTTGTATTTTACTAGATTTAAGTTTCATAAGCTCAAGTTAGCTTATCACAGAGCTTGTATGAAGAAATATGCTAATCAACACAATTTGCAATATGTTGATTGTGCCGATGTACCTGAGTTTTATAAAACACTTAAGCATGTTCGAATGTTTGATCCAGTAGATCATTTGCTTGTTGACAAATTGCTCTCATTAGGTATAGATTTGGAGATCATCGAAACCCCGCAATATTTAGCCAACTCTTTAGAGCTGGATGATTTGCGCGATGCATGTTTGTTTTCCGGAAGATATGATCAGACTAAGTTTTATAAAGCACAACGCCGCCGACTCAATCTCTTGATTGATCCGGATGGTAAGCCGACTGGAGGTAAATGGACTTTTGATACAGAGAACCGCCAGCGTTTGAGTAAAGATGTCAAATTACCCGAATTGGATCTTCGAATAGTCAAGAATAAGTATACCCGCGAGGCTATTAGGTATGTTCAAAAGAATTGGCCGGATAATTATGGCTCACTTGATAATTGGATATATCCTATAGATCGTACCGGAGCGTTGAAGTGGCTGCGCGAGTTCGTTGCACACCGGCTGGGCTGCTTTGGACCCTATCAAGATTATGTATCGCCGCGGTATCCATTTATGTGCCACTCGATATTGAGTCCCATGCTGAACGTAGGACTGTTATTAGATACAGACGTTTTGAATGCTATTAAAGGTAGCAAAGCCCCGATTGCCTCTTTGGAGGGATTCATTAGACAGGTGGTGGGCTGGCGCAATTTTATCCGACTTGTGTACGTGTATGAACGCGACATGCGCAATAGTAACCTGCTAGGGCATCATCGGCCGGCGGGTGAACAATGGTGGGTTGGTATCGGCGTGGCGCCGGTTGATTATATATTGGACAACATTCGCAAATACGCTTATGCTCATCATATTGAGCGTTTAATGTTTCTGGGCAACTTTATGTTGTTATGCCAGCTTGATCCTAATGAAGTCTATCGCATGTTTATGGAATGGACTATTGACTCATACGATTGGGTTATGGTGCCGAATATATATGGCATGTCGCAATTTGCAGCAGGACCCATCATGACTGGTCGCCCTTACTTTAGCTCTTCCAATTATGTTTCCAAGATGAGCGATTTTTCCCGCCAAAGTGTATGGGATGCTTTGTATTACAAGTTTATTGATGATAATTCCGAGCTACTGGCCGGAAACTATGCAACAGCATCGGCAGTGACCAGATGGAAAAAAATGCCCTCAACCCGAAAGCAGAAATTATTAACTCAAGCTAGAGATTTTCTTAAATCATTGGATGATTAGAGAGCATGGTATATGGGGGTATATGGTGGATAAATTATACAAAATCTTGTGAATTACAGTATTGGCGGTGAGTCATGAACTTGTGACACAATTCAGTACCATCTCTAAGATCTTTAGCTTTGTAAAAGTGAAATTTTATGGACTGATTATTTCAAATAGTTAGAGTTTTGATTAACACACAAGCATGTTTTTTGGCGATTTACCAAATGAGCTTCTGACCCTGATCTTCATGTGCTCTGTGCCTGATGCTACCATGGGAACTGATTAAGCGCATTAAGCTTTATGTTCCCAATTACAAAGTTGCAAAGTCTTGTCAAATTATAATAGATGATTCTCAGAGTGTTGCTTTTAAACTATGCATTCTGGACTCCAAAGAGTTCCGATTTAGTGATCCG